TCGTAGTTCGGCTGGCAAGCGGCGTTCCGACCGGACGGTGGGCGATCGCGACGTCACATCTGGTCGTTGTAGGGTTCCTTCATCCGGCCGACCATGCGCGCCAGTTTGGAGAAGGACGGCATGTCCGCCTCCGGCTGACACTGGTTCGCCAGTTCCAGCAGCCGGATCGGGAAGTTGACGGCATCGCGGCTCGACGCCGACATGCCTTCGGAGCGCTCCTCGCTGGTCTCGCTGGCTTCGGCCTTGCGCAAGGCGATGTCTATCTCTTCGACTGTCAGCACGCCCTTGCGGACAAGCACCTGATTGATCGATGCGACGGCCATCAGCAGGCCCTCGAGTTGCAGATTGGCGACATTCATGGCTTTGCTCCCATTGGCAAAATTGCAAACGCGCGAGCGCCGGTTCCGATCCGGACAGCCTGCACCATATCGCGGCGGGCGGCCGAATTTTAGGCCGGCCCGAGATTTCGCTTGCTTTGTGACGGCAGCTATGCTAGGAATATAGTCATGGTGCTGATTTGCGCCAACGACCCGCCCGACCGAGGCGGGTTTTTTATATCAAGCCTTCTCGAACGTTTGTGCCTGTGTTGCCGATATCAATGTCGGCGGGACAGCGCCCCCCTCTGTCCTGCCCTCTTTGCCAAAACTTGGCATCTCCCCCACTTGGGGGGAGATCGGCTGTTGCATCGTTTCGCCAATCGTCTGCCTTGCAGGACGAGCGCGGCGAGTGAAGCTGCCAATCTCCCCCCTTGTGGGGGAGATGGCCGGCAGGCCAGAGGGGGGCGCGAAGGAACGCGACGCGCGATGTCGGCCGGGACGGCGGGGTAGGGCATGGCCGAGAATCCTTTCGACGACGAACCGGCTGATGTGACCGAACCCAGGCCTTCCCGCCGGCCGAAGCGAGCGAAAAAAACGCTGGCCGATGGTTTTCTGGAAGCCATCCGCGCCGATTTCCGGGCGCATGGCGCCGGTGTCATCGCCGAGGTCCGCACCGAAAAGCCCGATCAGTATCTGAAGATCGTGCTGTCGGTGCTGCCCAAGGACCTGCATCTCAACATCAACAGTCTGGAAGCACTGAGCGATGACGAAATCAGGCAGCGCATCCGCGGCCTCGAAGCCGTCCTGCGGCCGTTTCTCGAAAAGTCTGGCGTCGCAAGACAGGGTCTCGCAAGACCAGGCCTCGCAAAGCCGGGCCGCGACGGCGAAGACCGAGTATCTGAGCCTGCTCAGGGAATTGGACCGGAGGCGGCGCACTAACCAGCTTGCCGGCTACCGGCCTTACCCGCGACAGGCCGAGTTCCATGCGGCTGGCGCTGCCAACCGAGAACGCCTGTTCATGGCCGGCAACCAGCTCGGCAAGACAAGGGCCGGCGGCGCCGAATGGGCGATGCACCTCACCGGCCGTTATCCCGAGTGGTGGCAAGGCAAGGTTTTTGACACGGCCGTGCGGCTGTGGGCGGCCGGCGTCACCGCCGAGGGCACGCGCGACAACCCGCAGCGCATCCTGATCGGCCCGCCGCAGCAGCCGGCGGCGTGGGGCACCGGCATGATCCCGGCCGACGCCCTTGTCAGCACCATCATGGGGCGCGGCGCGCCGCATGGGCTGGACAGCGTCGTCGTGCGCCATGGCGGCGGCGGCGATGTGCAGGCCGACGAATCGGTGCTGTCGTTCAAGAGTTTTGAGAAGGGCCGCGAAAAGTGGCAGGGCGAAACGCTGCACGGCGTCTGGTTCGACGAGGAACCACCGCTCGACATCTATTCCGAAGGCCTGACCCGCACCAACGCCACCGGCGGCATCACCATCGTCACCTTCACGCCTTTGCTCGGCATGTCGGAAGTGGTGTTGTTGTTTCTGTCGGCGGAAGAGGTGGCGGGAATGGGGAGGTGAGCTGGTTTTTGGGAAGGAAAGCTTTCGCTTCCGCTCACCCGTTGCGTTCCTTCGCGCCCCCCTCTGTCCTGCCGGACATCTCCCCCACTTGGGGGGAGATTGGCAGCTTCCGCGCCCCGATTGCCTACAACCGTTGGAGATTGGCGAAAGCCAATGCGACATCCAATCTCCCCCCTCGTGGGGGAGATGCCAAGTTCTTGGCAAAGAGGGCAGGACAGAGGGGGGCGCTGTCCCGCCACCCAAAAAGTCCTTGCTAAAACAACACCATACGTCCGGCGCCTGCCAACATGATTCAAGTGCGAGGGCGAAGAAATGACCCGCCACGTCACCTTCATGACCATCGACGATGCCGAGCATTACACGCCGCAGCAGCGCGCCGCGATCATATCGGCCTATCCGGCGCATGAGCGCGAGGCGCGGGCCAGGGGCATTCCGGTGCTGGGTTCCGGCCGCATCTTTCCGGTGGCGGAGGAGCTGATTGCCTGCGAGCCGTTCCGGCTGCCGCGCTACTGGCCGCGGCTCGGGGCGCTGGATTTCGGCTGGGATCACCCTTCCGCTGCTGTCGAGCTCGCCTATGATACCGAAGCCGACGTCGTCTATGTCGCAAAAGCCTGCCGCGCCTCGCAGCAAACGCCGGCCATGCAGGCGCTGACCCTAAAACCGTGGGGCGAATGGCTGCCCTGGGCGTGGCCGCGCGACGGCCGCCGCGAGACGCTGGAAGGTGCGGGCGTGGCACTTGCCCGGCAATATGCCGCGCATGGGCTAAACATGCTTTCCAGCCATGCGCAGTTCGCCGACGGTTCGGTGTCTGTCGAGGCCGGGCTGATGGAGATGCTCGACCGCATGCAGAGCGGCCGCTTCAAGGTGTTCTCGACGCTTCTGCCCTGGTTCGAGGAGTTTCGGCTCTACCACCGCAAAGACGGCCAGGTGGTGAAGCTGCGCGACGACCTGATGGCGGCGACACGCTATGGTGTGATGATGCTAAGGGAAGCGGTGGTCGACCCGGCCGAGTTCAAGACGGCACGGCGAAAGGCAGGACAGAGCGATCCGCTGGGGGCGTTCCGGTGAGGGGAAGGTCGGTCTATTCGAATGGTTCGGCACGAGCTGGTTGAGAGTTCTGACGAACCAGTTGTTGAAGAGCTTGCGCGACTTCTGGAACGGCGACTAACTCAGCGCGTGGTTCTGCGCGCAGTGTCGCAGAAACCCCTAATGATCAGCAGAGCATTCGACATCTTGGTTCGGGCGGCTTCCAAGTCCTTCTCATTGTAGACCATGATTTTTGATCGTTGGAAGGAACTGCGCTTCTCGCTCCGATGCTGTTGGGTCAACTCAACCGGCTCCTCCATATCCGCCATGAAATCGGTCGTCACGATGGGATCGATAAGCAGGAGAACATCTGGGCTTTGAATGGTGTCAGCCCACAGGTGATGGCAGAATTCGTTCCGAATACGAGTGTAGCCCTTGGTCGCCATTTTTACGGCCTCATGCAAAAGCTTGCTGTCGTCTGATAAGCGAACTGCCGCAACGGCCTCAAAGGCTGCCATCTGTGCAGCTGTGCTGTTTAAGGCTCTATGCATGACAACAGCTGCACGGGGGTCGGCTTTCGCAATATAGCAAAGCATAATCGCCCACTGATGTTCGATCATTGATGAGATCGCCACCACTTGTGCGATGTAAGGGGAGAGCGTCGGGTGGTCGGCCAGGACGCTTTCATCCTCTCGCCATTGCGTGATTTTCGGTTTGGTGGACAAAGACTGAGGCATTGCTAAATCCCCGGAATACAAAGACCAGGAAAAATGGCGACGGTGTATTGCGGCGCATGCTGAAAACACCTCAAAATCCAAAGACCGGAAACGTCAATCGAATCGGCACCCAGAACAAAGGATTCAGAGAATGGCAAACTTGCCCGACTGGAAAAACGCGAGTCATGAAGTCACCCGTTTCGTTTTCGATCAAGCGGACAAGTATCTTTCTACCCAAATAACCGCCGGTATTGCGGCTGATCAACGAGCCACATCAGCCGCCGCGACCTTCAGCGGGTTCTCTGGCGCTATTTTGGCCGCGTCGGTCGGGTACTACGCCGCAAAGCCGGATCTTCCGATGCTCTCAGCTGGCATCGCCACTGGAATTGCTTTTGGCATTGCAGCTGGTTGTAGTTTCTATTCGGCCCGCCCCGTCGATTTCAACTACCCTGGAAACGAACCGGAGAAATGGTATGGAAGCCTTTCCCAGCCGCTTGACGAGTCAATTGGCATAGAAGCCGAAAACTATTCGGCTGGCATCGCTGAAAATGCAGAAATACTGGCCGGCAACGCAATGTGGCTAACTGTTGCATTTTGGGCGGCGGCAATTGCACCGCTTGCCGGCCTAGCACTGTACGGAATTGCTAGCCTTTTTTCCCACGGCTAGACCGTCCCGGTCCCTTGTCCTTTGCCTGAGTCAAAGCTGATGCCGCAACGCTTTTCTCTGCTTTTGTTGACTTAGGATTGCTTAGGATTTTGGACGCCGCGCTAGCGACGCCCTTAGATGTGGTTTCGTTTTTTGCCATTTCTCTCCCCACCTTAGTTGGTGCGTGAGAACAATGGCCCGGCGTTTAGTCTGAGTCGAGTCGACGTTTTTTTCGCCTGTGGAGAAACTTTCGCGCCTTTTGTTCAGGCGATACCGGCTTCGCCAATCCGCCGACATGTAAGGCGCTTATCGCGGGCTATGTGAAGCAAATCTTCGGCCCGTTCTGCATCTGAGACTTTGAACGCGGCGCAGCGGTTGTAGCGGAAATCGAACTCGGCCAAGTAGCGGTGCAGATGCGCCTTGCCGCAATGCTGATAGACCCCGAACACGCCGCGCTTCATTCTCAATCGTGTTGGTGTGGATTCCGCTGCACGCATATTCGTTGCAGGAAACGAGTAGCGTTTTCGAAGACGAAGAAATTCTTGGAACTTCTGCTTCGCCAATCCGCAGATAGCAATGCGTTTGTCGCGGGCCGCGAGAGAACCGCACGCCATGGCCTCTTCATGACCGTCCGTATCATCCCCGCAACCCTGCGCGACCTCAGCTACATCGCCGCCAATCTGCGGCCAGAAGACCGGGCCGAGATCGATTGCCAGTTCGACGAATGGTCGCCGGCGCTGCTGGCGCTGACGGCGCTGCAGCGGTTTGCCTATGTCGCCGAGCTGGACGGCAATCCGGAGGCCGGCTTTGGCGCCGCCGAACAGCGCGGCGGATTATGGATCGCCTGGAGCTGGGGCACACGCCGCATGAAGCGCTGCGTGCCTGGCATTACCGAGTTCTTTCGCGCCGTGCTCGGTCCGCAGGTTGCCGCGCATGGCGCCTGGCGGGTTGAGGCGCGGGCGCTGGCCACCAATGAATTGGCGCTGCGCTGGCTGGCCCGGCTTGGCGCCACGCAACGCTGCCGCCTGCCGGGCTACGGCCGCAACGGCGAGGATTTTTTGCTCTACGACTGGACACGAGAAAGCTGGAACCATGTGCCTATTTCAAAAGCCGCCGGCGCTGAAGCCGCTGCCACCGACACCGACCATTGCCGACAAGGACGTGCAGGCGCGCGAAGCCGCACTCAGGGCTGAGCTCGAGCAGCGCCAGGGAACGCTGAGCACCGTCAAGACCGATCTGTCGCCGAGCGAGGTCACCGGTCAGCGCCGCGTGCTGCTGGGGGTGTGATGTGGCGCGCTGTCACCCCGGCTTGCGCGCGAACGCCCAGACCATCAGCGGATATTCCTCGTCGTTGCTGAGGTCGCGCCATAGGCCGTAGGCGCGCACCGGGCCGCCGATATGGGCTTTGGCGCAGGCTCTGTTGCCCCAGCCGAACACTTCTATCCCAGATTCCGGGAAGCCGCCTTCGACCAGCAGCTGCTTCAGGCCGGCGGGGGTCCAGCGGTTGTAGTCGTGCGGCCTGGCATGCACCCTGAACAGGAATGGCGTCGCCACCATCGCCCAGCCGCCCGGCCGGGTCATGGCGTGGATATTCTGTGCCGCGGCAAACGGGCGCTGCACATGCTCCAGCACCTGGTCGGCGATGACCACGGAATATTGCCGGTCGGTGCGGTCCTTGCAGATGTCGAAGTCGGGGAAATCGACGGAGGTGTAGTTGGAGCACATCGTTTTCCAGTGGCGGTTCCAGCCGGGCGAGATCTCGACCACGTCTGAGGATTTGCGGCCGTCGGCCTCAAGAAACGCGGTGAACGCCTCGATCTGCCTGATGCGCAGCCAGTTGCGGGAATCGTAGCCGATCAGCCGCTTTGCAACCTGCTTGCTGCGCCTCTTCAGGGCGCCGGGTAGGCTTTCCGTCATCGTCAAATCGATCTCCTTGAGTCGCCGCCGCGCCCCCTTGAACATCGCAAAAGCGAACAAAATTCGACCTGGCCTTGGCAATATCTGGGCTTCGAACAAGCTGGTACCACCGAAGGAGGACATGCCATGGCGAGCGATTCCCGTGCCCACGATATCCTGTCGCGACAGGCGGAACTGGAGAGCGAGCGCAGCCGGTATGAGGCGATCTGGGAGGCGGTGTCGGAATTCTGCGACCCCGACGCGCCCGATGTCTGGAGTGGGCGCCGGGGCGCGGAACCGCAGGCCGAGCGGCACGAGCGGCGCGGCGCCCGTGTCTACGCCAACACCATCAACTCGGCCGCCAACCGGCTGGCTGCGGGGCTGGAAAGCCTGATCATTCCGCAGTCGGAAAAATGGCACGGGCTGTCGACCGCCGCTGTGAACGACGAGGAGAGCGAGGAGGAGAAGGAATGGGCGGAGGCGCTTCGCGACTTCCTGTTTGCGCTGCGCTATTCGGCCAATTCGAATTTCGTGCCGGCGACGCAGGCCTGCCTGCGCAACGTCGTGCGCTATGGCCCGGCCTATCTCTACGCCGAGGAGGGCTTTGGCGGCACGCTGATCCGCTATGCCTCGATCCCGGTGGTCGAGGGCTATCTCTGCCGCAACCGCTGGGGCCAGGTCGACATTTTCCACCGCCGCTATGAGCGCACGGCACGGCAGGCGGCGCAGCTGCTCGGCTATGACAAGCTGCCGGCGCGGATCAAAATGCTGGTCGACGACCCGGCCAAGTGCGAGACCAAAATTTCGCTGATCCAGTGCATCCAGCCGCGCGACGAGCGCAAGATGTACCGGCTCTCCGGCACCTACCAGTATCTCGACACGGCGTTCGCCTCCTATCACGTCGTCGAGGACGAGGAGGTCATCGTCAGGGAAAGCGGTTTCCGCTCGTTCCCGGTGTCATCCTTCAACTGGCGCCGCTATGAGGGCGACCCCTATGGCATCTCGCCGACCATCGAGGCGCTGACCACGGTGCGCGAGGAAAACGCCGTGCGCCGCTCGGGCCTCAGGGCGCTGCAGCAGATCACCGATCCGGCGACCGCGTCGAAGGCACGGCTCGACTATGTGCCGGTGCTCAATCCCGGCGAGAATTATCCCGGCCTGATCGACGACAATGGCCGGCCGCTGATTGCGCCGATCGCTGTGGGCCAGAACCCGACCTATGCATTCGACTACGCGGAAAGCCGGGCCGAGGAGATCCGCGACATGATGTTCGTCAACCTGTTCCAGACGCTGGTGCAGAACCCGCAGATGACGGCCACCGAAGCGTTGATCCGGCAGGAGGAGAAGGGCGCGCTGCTCGGGCCCTCCGGCTCGATCATCCAGGCCGGCTTTGCCGCCAATCTCGACCGCGAGCTCGCTATCCTCGAGGACAAAGGACTTTATGAGGAAGACAGCCGGTTCCTGCCGCCGGCGAGCCTCGCCGGCAAGGCGGTGCGGCCGACCTTCACCGGGCCGCTCGACGTGCTGCGCCGCTCGGCCGAGGCGCGCGACACCATCCAGGTGGTGACCACGGCCATGCAGATGGCGCAGTTCGACCCCGGCGTGATGGACAATATCGACGGCGACGAGGCGCTGAAGATCGTGCAGAGCGCCGGCCGCAGCCCGCAGCGCATCTTTCGCCGCCAGGACGAGGTGGCTGATATTCGCGACGCCAGAGCCAAGGCTCAACAAGCGCAGGCCGGCATGGCGGCGATCGCCGCCGCCGGCAGGGTTGCCAGGGATGCCGTGCCGGCGGTGGTCCAGGCGCGCGATAGCGGCCTGCTCGACAGTCTCAGCGGGCTGATGCCGCAGGGCGGCGAGGGCGGCGCATGAGCGGCAAACGCTTCGCCCATTCGCGCCAGGCCGGCGGCGCGGCCAAGGCGCAGGATGCGCTGACCAGGGCCTATCTCAGGGTGTTTTCGGGCCAGGACGGCGAGATGGTGCTGGCCGACCTGACGGCGACGACCGGCTATTACCGCCGCCCGTCCTATGGCGAGTGGCTGGCCAAGACCAGGACGCCGAACGGCTTCGAGCTGCACAGCGCGCTGAGCAACGCGCGCGCCGAAGTGGTGCAGCACATCATGGGGTTTCTGACACTGGACGAAGCGCAACTGGCGGCGCTGGAGAAGGCGGCAAGGTTGGAAGGGAGGTAGGGTTAAGAAGGGGTGCGGTGTCGGCGAAGCTGCCAATCTCCCCCCTTGTGGGGGAGATGTCCGGCAGGACAGAGGGGGGCGCT